ATTATTAGTATACCAACTAATAATGTTGAAATTACATTAAATTTAGATGTTGATGGTGATACAGATTTACAAGCAACAAATATTACAGGAACACTTACACACTTAGGTGACACTAACCAAACTGGAAGTTATACTTTAACTGGCCAAGCAGATATTGATAGTGTGCAAATTGATAGTAACTTTATTACTACTAATGTTTCTAATACAGATTTAGAATTACGTGCTAATGGCACAGGTAAAGTATTAATACCAAATAACAATGTACAGATTGATAACAATCTTACAGTAAGTGGCGACACAGATCTACAAGCAACAAATGTTACAGGTACAATAACTCATGTAGGTAATACTACGCAAACAGGTAACATTGACTTATCAGGTAACTTTGATATTACTGGTGCTGTTACTGTATCAAGTGTAGCACAGTTTGAAAATGTAAACATTACAAACAACGTTGTAACTACTACAGAATCAAACAGTGATTTAGAATTACGTGCGGCAGGAACAGGCGAAGTAATTGTTCCACAAAATGATGTACACATAACAAATGATTTAATTGTAGACGGAACTATTACAGTAGGTGATATTAATAGTGCAGGCACTATTACAGCAAATCAATTTAGTACAGGCGATATATTAATTGATGATAATTTCATTACTACAACAGCAAGTAATTCAGACTTAGAATTACGAGCAAGTGGTACAGGTGAAGTTGTAGTTCCTAGTAATGATGTTGTACTTTCACAAAACTTAACAGTTGACGGATTAGCAACACTTGCTAATACAAATATTACAGGTACAGTAACACACGTAGGTACTACTAACCAAACTGGTGATTTAAACTTAACAGGTGCATTAGACGTTGACGGTGATATTACTATTGCTGGCGCAGTACAATTTGAAAACATACAAATTGCAGGCAATGTAGTTGAAACAACACATACAAATAGTGATTTAGAATTACGTGCTAATGGAACAGGTAAAGTTGTTATTCCAACTAATGATGTTGAAGTTCTTGGTAACTTAACAGTTGATGGAACACTAACAGTTGGCGACATTGTTAGTACAGGACAAATACAAGCAAACACATTTTATACAGGTGATATACGTGTAGACGATAACTTTATTACTACAACTACAAGTAATTCAGATTTAGAATTAAGAGCAAGTGGTACAGGAAGCATTGTAATTGATACACTTAGTATTAACGATAGCACAATATCAACTACAGGCGATCTTACTTTAACACCAAGTACAGAACAAGTTATTATAGATGCAACAGGATCTGTAAAACTACCAAGTGGTACAACAGCACAACGTCCAACAGGTGTAGCAGGACAGATTAGATTTAACAGTCAATTATCACGCTTTGAAGGATATGACGGAACTAACTGGATTGTATTACACGGTGTAGAAGACTTAGACGGTGATACTAAAGTAACTGCTGAACAAACAACTGGCGCAAATGACGACACTATTAGGTTTGATGTAGCAGGTAACACTATAGTTGATATAACAAATATTAGAATGTCAGCTCCAAAAGTAACCGTTGATGACATCACTATTGACGGTAATGTGATAAGTACTACTACAACTAACACAGATATGATTCTGGGTGCAAATGGCACAGGTAGCGTTAAGATAGATAATATTGCTTTTAGTGATAATACTATTACTAACACTTCGTCAAATGCTGTAACGCTGTTATCAAATACTGATAACGGTTATTTTAAGTTTGGTACAACTTATGGTATGGTTTTACCAGGCGGAACGGCAGCAGAGAGACCACCTGTAACATATACCGAACAAGGTATGATGCGTTATAACTCAGCTGACGGTCGTGTTGAAATATGGGATGGATCAAACTGGGTATCTGTAGCAGGTGCGCAGTCAGGTGTAACAAGAGCTGAAGCGGAAGATATAGCACTCGAAATTGTATTGAGTTTAGGATAAGAAAAAATGGCAACATTATTTAAAAATAAAGTAGTAAAAGAAATAGGTACGTTACCGGTTGACATATATGAAACTGATGCAAGTACACGAGCAACCGTTATTGGTTTAAGTATTACAAATTTAACAACATCATTTGTTTATGTTGATGTTATTATATTTGATGATACTAGTGTTGCAGGATATTATTTAAAAGATACAGTATTGCCTGCTAATACGGCAATAAGAGTTGTTAACCAAGGTGAGAAACTTATATTAGCGGCTAATAACAAATTACAAGTTCGAGCTAGTGTCGCAGACAGTGTTGACGTAGTATTGAGCTTTGTGGAGATTGTGTAATGACATATTATGTAGGTAATAACCCACAAGACGTTTTAGACGGGTTTATTAAAAGATATTTTTACGGTATGCGTAGAAACGAAGATGGCGAATTATTTTTAATTCGTATTGACCAACTTCAAGGACAAGAAAATGTTGCAGTAATTAACGACATTGGTGTATCAGCAAATAACTTTTTAGACTTTGAAGAAGGCATTGATTATTTAGATGGAGTAGATCAAGATCATAATATAGTTTATGCAAACTTGCGATATCCACAGATTAGGTGGGATGGACGTTCGCTAGTCTACTATATTGATCCCACAGACGGACAATTTATAATGAGAATATCAGAAGGATATGACTACCCTGAGAATATTTCAGGACCAGGGTATTAAGGAGCAACTAAATGGCAGAGTTTAAGTTAGATAGGTTTAAGTACGTTTGGAAAGGTGACTGGGTCACTGGTACTGACTATCGAAGAGACGACATTGTAAGAGTCGGCGGTAAAAGTTATGTGTGTATTGTTACACATACTTCAAGCGGAACGTTCCTTACAGACTTAGAAGCAACGTTACCAAATTCAAATCCACCACAACCATATCCACAGTGGACAGTGATGACAAGTGGTAAAACTTTTATTGGCACTTGGTCACAAGGCGTTGCATATAACTTAGGTGATATAGTACTTTATAACGGCTCCTTATATAAATGTATTGACTCACACAACAGTGGAAACTTTGCTTCAGAATATGCTAACTGGGAAATGTTTGCATACGCACAAGAATTTTTAACAGACTGGGCTCCAACAACAACATACGGTAAAGGTGGCATTGTAAAATATAACGGTATAGTTTATATTTGTCATATACCACATACATCAAGTTCATTATTAGAAAATAATATTAATGACTGGTTAGAATTTGGCAACGGCATTGAATACAAAAGTTCATGGAGTGCTGGTGTTGAATATAGAAAAAATGATTTAATACGCTACGGTGCTAACATATTCCGTTGCACAGATAGTCATACAAGTGCAGGTTTAGTATTTGATCAAACTAAATTCCAAATTGAATTTCCAGGTACACAAGCAAACTTAACTGTTTGGCAAGATGATACATATTACCAAGAAGGTGATGTTGTACGTTATGGTGGATTTATTTACTTTGCAACAGCAAATAGTATTGATGTTGATCCTAGTAGAAGTCAAGACGATAGTACAGTAGCATGGATAGTACTTGCTAAAAACTCAAGTTTTGCAGGTGAATTTGTTTCAGGCACAGCATATAAAACAGGTGAACTAGTTTTACGTGGTGGTTATTTGTACAGAGCATTAACTGATGTTAACATTGTTGATGGTGAAGATAGTACTGTAGATTATTTAGATAATAGTATTTGGGAAAAAGTTGCTGAAGGTAACAAGTGGTCAGAAGTATGGAAAGAAAATACTAATTACGCAGTTGGTGAAGTTGTTTACTTTAAAGGTAGTGCATATGTTTGTACATTTGAACATGATGCTACACAAAGAGACAATCCAGAAAACGGTAGCGGATATAGTTATTGGGATCTACTTATTCAAGCAGGTCGTCCAGCAGGTATGGATACCAAAGGTGACTTACTTACATACAACACACTAGATGACGGCAGTTCACAAGGTGATATTGGATTATCAATTGGCCAGGATCAACAAGCTCTATCAGTTGCTGACGATTATGAAGCATTTTGGAGAGACTTTGCTAATGATGCAGAAGCAGTATATGTTGCACCAAGAGGATTTGACTTACCTGGATATGGTAAAAATTGGAAACAACCTTTTGCAACTATTAGACATGCTTGTGAATATATCGAAGACACATTTCCAGCACTAACTCCTACAAAAATATTTGTTGCGGCAGGTAGATATGAGGAAGTTGGACCAATAGCAGTTCCAGCAGGTTGTGTTGTTATGGGCGACGAATTACGTGCAACAAACATAATTGCAACTCCTGCAATTCCAGAGTATGAAGACAATTATCAATATGTAAAAGAAACTGATACTTACATCAGTGGATTTATTTTAGATCTTATACAAAACAAATTGTTAACACCTACTACTGGAAATGAAGAACCACAAGTATTAGTAGGACCAGTATCAGATCAACCTACAGCACAAAGAATTTTAGAATTAATTGCTGAATACGAACAGTTTATTGAATTCCGTTTACCTACAGAATCAGGAGATGTTGATCCAGCTCAAACAACTGTAGCAAACGATTTAACATCTAACTCAGCATTTAGAGCGGCATCACAACAGTTGATGGCTAACAGAGAATTTATTGGTAACGAAGTGTATACAAGACTAACACTAAACTTTCCAAGTATTACATTTACTAAAAAATATATTTTAGCAGATGTAAGAGCAATGCTTAGAGGTATTGCACAAGACTTATTATACGAAGGCAATCATAGAACATTATATGCGGCAAGACGTTATACAAACAGTGCATTAGGTGGACAGTTTGATGACTTGTTCTATATGAGAGATACTACAGGATTAAGAAACTGCTCAACTGAAGGACTTACTGGAACACTAAATCCTCCAGGCGTGTTTGACTTATATCAACGTCCAACAGGTGGCGCACTTGTATCATTAGATCCAGGTTGGGGACCAGCAGACGAACGTACATGGATTAAAAATAGATCACCTTACATACAAGGTGTAACAAACTTTGGCTTTGCTTGTGCGGGTATGAAAGTTGACGGTAACCTACACAATGGCGGTAATAAGTCAATGGTTGCAAACGACTTTACACAAGTATTAAGTGACGGAGTTGGCGCATGGATTACTAATAATGCTAGAGCAGAACTTGTGTCAGTGTTTACATATTATTGTTCAGTTGGTTACTTGTCAGAAAATGGCGGCATTATACGTGCAACAAATGGTAACAACTCATATGGTAGATTTGGTAGTATTGCATCAGGTGGCGACACAACAGAAGTTCCACAATCAACTACACTGATGAATAGAAATAACGAAGCACAAGTTAGTAAAGTATTTTCAGGCTTATCAGATGATAGAATCTTAGCATACGAATTTAGTCATACTGGTGAAAAATATTCCAGTGCAACTTCAACAGTAACAGGTGCTGGTTCAAGTGTTGTAACAGAATTTAGAGATTTTAGAGCAGGCGCTTTATATCAAGCAAGGCTAGTTAACACTCAAGGATCAGGTAGCGAAGGCGGTAGTAACTATCTAGTAAGACAGGGTTATGCACAGGAAACAGTAAATGCCGCAAGTACATTAAAATTATCAACTACAGATGCAACACAATTTTATTCAGAAATTGAAGGCATGAGAGTTGTAATTTTATCAGGACTAGGTGCAGGACAGTATGCATATATTACTGCATATAATAGTGCAACTAGAGAAGCTACATTATCAAAAGATTCAGATGGTACATTAGGATGGGATCATATTATTCCAGGAACTCCTTTAGTATCAACATTTGATGCAACAACATATTATAGAATAGAACCAAGAGTAATTGCAAGTTCTCCAGGTTGGACATCAGCAAATAAAACTATTGAACGTTTAGATTATGTTAGTGCAGACTTTGGCGGAACAAGTCAGTTATATCCAAGTTTAGATGGTCAAGTAGGAACAGGTGAAACTTTTGGATTAGATCCAATTGGAAGTACTTGGCGTGTACAACGTTCTGGTAACACTTATACACTAACACTAGTAACTGGCGGTGCTGGCTATGCAGTTAACGATACAATTACACTAAGTGGTACAGATTTAGGAGGTGCAAGTCCTGCTAATGATATTACAATTAGAGTAGCATCAGTTACAGATGACAGTTCAAATAGTGTTGCAACATTTACATATTCAGGTGAACCAGTAGGTGGATTATTTGTTGCTATTGATGATAAATCACAAGCGGCATACAGTGCAGATGGCGACACTTGGGTACAAGTTAATTTAAGTTTTGATGCTGGAACTGATGAATACATAAAAATATTGGCAGAAGAAAATAAATTCTTAGCATTTGCTACAGGAATGAATACTTACAGTTATTCAGAAACAGCAACAAGTTGGACTACTAGAGCATTACCAATAACTAGAAATTGGAATGATGCGGCCTTTGGTGGCGGTACGTTTGTATTAGTTGCTTCAGGAACGGCAGATGCGCTTTATAGTACAGACGGACTAACATTTTCACAATCAGTATTACCACAAACAGATGACTGGGCGGCAGTACAATACGGTCAAGGAACATTTGTTGCAGTAACAAGCGGAGCAACACAAGACGTTGCTACATCACCAGATGGTATTACATGGACATTGAGAAATGCAGTATTACCAGCAGGAAGTAAAACTTGGACTAATGTATTATTTGGTAAAAATAAATTTGTTGCTATAGCATCAGATGGAACAACAGCATTTTCATTAGACAAAGGTGTAACTTGGACAGCAGGTGGAAGTTGTAACCAAAGTGGATCATTTGTTGTTAAGAACGGCATATATGCAGAAGGTGTGTTTATGGCAGTTGGTTGGGCAACTACAGTTGGCTCTGGCTTTACACTAGAAGGTTATGAAAATGCATTGGTATCAGAAGACGGTATTACATGGACACCACAATCATTAAATTTAAGTTATAAGTGGGCGGCGATTGCTGAATCACCAATTAACGGAACTCCAAAGTTCATGGTAATTGCACAAGATGCAGACGGTGGCTTACAACATGTAACAACAGGGTGTAAAGCTCTTGTTAGAGCAGATGTTAACCAAGGTAAATTCCAAGACTTATTAATATGGGATCCAGGCAGTGGTTATAGTGATGCAAGTCCTTTAACATTAACTGTTACAGATACTCAATTTGTATCAGAAGTTGAATTTGAAAATAGAATTGGCACAGGAGTGTTATCACAACCAGACTTTGTTAATAGAGGCGGTGGTTATCGTATAACAAGTACAAACGTAACTATTGCAGGTGACGGTTATGCAGATATTGTGCCTGAAGCGGCATTTATGACACTAGCAGGAGTTACATCAATTCCTGGACCAGGAGTACAAATTAAGTTTGAAGGCTTATTAGAAGAATCTACAGATGATCCAGATGATTTAAAATTATTCTCAGGTATTGAAATTACAGACTTAGGCGATGACGGTAGTGGCGCAGGAACAAGACTAGTTTTATTTAAAGTTTCTCCGAGACTAAGAAACGAATATAATTTAGCACACGGTACAGTTGTAACACTACGTGAACGTTATAGTCAATGTAGAATTAGTGGACACGACTTCCTAGACATTGGTACAGGTAACTTTGTAGCTACAAACTATCCTGACATATATGCAGGCGGAGCGTACTACACAGCGGCACCAGAAAACGAAGTGTTAGAGCAAACAGGCGGAAGAGTATTTTATGTAAGTACTGACCAAGATGGTAACTTTAGAACAGGTGAATTATTCAGCGTACAACAGGCAACAGGTATTGTTACTATTAGTGCTGAATTCTTTGACTTAGATGGTCTGTCAGAACTAGCACTAGGTGGTGTTAGATTAGGTGGTTCAGGTACAGTTGTTAACGAATTTAGTACAGATCCAACTTTTGCGGCAGATTCCAATCAGGTTATTCCAACACAGAGAGCTATTGCTTCATTCTTAGCAGATAGACTAAGTGTTGGTGGTGAGAACTTAGAAACAAACGCAGTACAGGCAGGACAAGTAAGAGTTGGTACAGTTAATAACGTTATAGAACACGCATCAGACGGCGCTATTGACATACCGATTGATGTTTCAATTGATGGAACATATACATCAACAGATGAGTTTGGTGTAGAAACAACACAACAGGTTGCAATAAGTGGTACAATATACACTATGCAACAATTAATGAAAGGCCATGACGACTCTGTTCAATAAAATGCGCAGATATCATAGATGGATAAATACAGTAACTTGGAGTTAAGAACAAATGGCAGAGTTTAAATTAGGTAGAATTAGATTCGTTTGGAAAGGTACATGGAGTACCGGGAGAACGTATTATCAAGACGATGTCGTCACAGTGGGCGGCAGAATGTACATATGTACGATTGGACATGAAAGTGATGCAGACTTTTATAACGATTTCGACATAGTACCCCCAAAATGGAATCTTGTTTCAGATGGACAAGCATGGAAGGGTAATTGG